CGTTACCCTCGCAACTATGGCGCGGCTAGTAGGTTCGGGACCAATCTACGTAAAAGGATAGGTCATGGGATTCGACATTAGCTACAGTTCAAGCGGCCCCGGCATGGATGGCATCATGCGCGGTATCGATGCTTTGAATGGGGCTGATGCGCTGGTGGGAATTCCAGAGGGTAATGCGCCGCGCAAGAAGGGCGATATTAACAACGCAGAGTTGCTTTTCCTTTTCACGAATGGAAGTCCGTTGCGCGGTACGCCGGGGCGAGTTGTGATTGAGGCGGCAATTGAGGCCGAACCAACTAAAGACCTGATTGCGAAGGAAATGGCAGCGGCGGCGACGGCAGCTCTCGACGGTGATGAGAAAGGCATGATGGACCATTTAGACCGCGCCGGTACGATTGCAGAGTCAGCATCGAAGCGGTGGTTTACCGATCCTCGAAACGGATGGGAGCCAAATGCGCCTTCTACGATTCGGGCCAAAGGGAGCGAGACGCCTGGTGTGGATACAGGACAGATGCGAAGGGCAATCACGCACATCGTGGAAGCGGGCGGCGCGGTTCATACGGGGAATGGCGCAGAGCTTGATCCGGGCGATGAGATTTCATTTGGGACACGGGCCGAGGAGGTAGTAGAAGATGCGGGTGAGGAACTGGCCGAAGTCTTGGAGGTAGTCTAATGCCGACTATCTCACTCACTCGCGTAGCTAACTCTCCGGCCTTCGCGCAGGATTACATCGTCAATCGTTCGACGGGAACATTTCAGCAGGGCGGATATGTGTTTACAACGGCACCGATTCCCTTCTATGGAATCATTCAACCAGCTTCAAATCAAGATTTATTGCAGATTGCCGAAGGCGACCGGGTGACGGGGATGATTACCTTCATCTCTGAGAAGCCCATGTATCGGACGCGGGTTGAGGGCAGCACGTCAGGCATCGGCGACACGATCACATGGCGCGGTCAAGAGTACCGCGTTGTAGCGGTGTTGCCGTGGCTAGATTTCGGATTTTTCAAAAGTTTCGCAGCGAGGTTAAGCGGTGAGTAGCTACCCGGTCCCGAATGTCGGTACGATGACCAGCACGGGCCTTACCGCGCAGCAAATGGCTATTATCTGGCAGAATATCGTCCTACAGTGCATCGGCATTGCGCCCAGTGGCCCTACAGACGCTTCGGCGTACTCGCAGGTACGAATAGACTGGCCTACGCCTGGACAGCCCGCTTGGGCCATTACACAGGACGTGGCGTTCATCCGGGCAATCGAGACGCCGGACGATTACAACACAGCCCATGAGGTCCAGCCCATTGTAGAGTTTGGACGGACTTTCCCGGAGAATACGATCTATACCCGCGTCTGGCAGATAGACTTAATCTTCTATGGGCCGAACAGCTTTGACCATTCCAGACAGGTAAAAGACTGCATTTTCCAAGATTTCGTGCGTGATATTCTGGGGGCGTCGAATCTTTACTCTGAAACCGTTGTCGGAACATCGCGGCGCACGCCGGAACTCTTCCAGAATCAGTGGTGGGAGCGTAGCGGTTTCTCAATGAGATTGAACGAACAAGTCACCGATTCACTGACTAAACAGGCCATACAGAGCGTTGAAGTTGCGCTCCAAAGTGAGGCGGGTATAATCAGTGATGTAATGGTTGGACTTTAGGAGCTAGAACATGGCGACACAGCCTCTTCCTCTTTCGATTCTTGCTGATGTGACGGTTTCCGTCACCCCGGCTGGCGTAGCAGTTCCGGCGTTCAACCAGTGGCTTGTCGTCGGCAATTCCGGTCGGCTTCCCTCCTATGGCGCGAACTCGCGTTGCGTCTTGATTCCCGGCGCTGAGTGGCAATCTGCGATGGTAGCACTGGGTTACCAGCCCACTGACCCCGAATATATTGGGATGGAGCAGTATTTTTCTCAGGATGCTCCTCCAGTGACTCCTCCGCAGTACGCTTGGGTGGGATGCCAAGACCCGTCCGCAATCCAAACCATTCAGGTTGATTCGGGGTTCGGCGGAACTGGATGGGCTGCAAATGACCAATTCCTTATTGCTCAAGGCGGCGCATCATACGGATACGGAAAGGTGCTTACCGAGACGGGCGGAGTAGTCCAGACCGTTGCTGTCGTTCCTGGAAAGCAAGGCACAGCCTACACCGTTGCCAATGGACTGACTTGTACGGCAGTCCTACCGAGTGTGGGCCTGAATCTCAAGGTCAACGTCACCGCGATAGGCGAGACTCCCTTACAGGCCGTTACTGCCTGCCGCGTCAACCAGCCGAACTGGTATCTTGTTACCTGTCTCACCGCGACGGACTCTGACAACATCGCTATCACCGAATACGCTCAGAGCGTCCAGCCTGCGATGCAGAACATCTATCAGACCTCTAGCGTATCTGCATTGTTTGGGCTTCCTGGGAACATCTTTACCACGCTCAAGATTGGGAACTACAATCGCGGTCATGGGATGTATGCCACGACTCAAGGCGGATCGGCGCTGTTGAACGCATATCAGGCGTGCGCCGTTGCGGGCGTGGCAATGGGCCTGAATACCGGCCTTGCCAACAGCAACTTCTCGCTGGCGGCAAAAACGCTTGTGGGGCAGACGCCGGTGAATGACGGGCCGGACACGAACACAGGCGCTCCGCTCACGTTCACCCAAATCAACACTTTCGCTGGAACACCTGGGCTTGGCTTCGGAAACAATGGAAATAGCTACAACGATTACGCCGCAAGCTATGAGTTCTACTATCAGGGCGTGAACGCGAATGGGCTGAGCTTCACAACGATTCTAGGCCTGGATATGCTGGCGGCTGATTGCCAGATTTCGATTCTGAATGTGCTCCAGGCGCTGCCCTCAATCCCGCAGACTGACCCCGGTCAGGCGCTCGTATTGAACGCGGTGCGTGGAGCTTGTGCAAGGTCGGCCAATCGTGGATTTATCGCAGGCGGAACGTGGAATGGTGCGACGATTCCAACGCCTCCCGGTACAGGGTTAACGCCGGGTACGGCGCTCACAACGGGCTACTGGGTGGCTTCTCCTTCATTCTCTACGCAGTCGGCTCCAGATAGGGCGCTATTCAAGTCCATGCCGGTCTATGTGGCCGTGGTTTTGGCCGGAACACAGCAAAGCTTCTTAATCGCAGTGAACGTGCAACAGTGAGGTGATGTATGGCATTCGGAACAACGACATATTCAGGCATGGGCGTAACCGGGGCTATCAATTCCCCGTATGCCGGACCCTTCATTCTCGCTGGAGCTTTTCTTGGCCGTGGGAAAGTCACCGTCACGATGGAGCACGAATGGACAGAGAATGATATTTCTGTTGATGGCGCAGTGATGGTTTCTGCAAGTATTGGGTTTCAGGGAATGGTTGAGATTGAATGTCAGCAAACTTCTTCGCTGAACTCATACCTCAAGGCTGCGCAGAATTCCCATCAAACAGCACTTGCCAATATGGACCCAAGTCAGTGGGCCGCGATCTCTCTTGAATTTCAGAACCTCACTACAAACGATATGAGCGTCTGCACGGGAGTTTCGTTCACCAAGAAACCGCCATTGCCGATGGGTCCAAAAGGCGAGTACATCCGCTGGACTCTCCGCGCTGCTAACATTGCCAATCTGTAAGGAGACGCATGGATCATAAAGACGTTCAAATCGGCGAATCTTCCTACCGCATAGGTCGCATGAAGGCGGCAGACGGTAGCTGGATTGCTACGACATTCGCAAAGCGGTATCGGGAATACAGAGAGGCAAATCCGTTTCCTGAACCAGATCCGAATGCTGAACCTACGACTCCTGTTCCTGCGGAACTCGGATATATGCTCTCGGCCCAATTTCTTGCTGAACAACTATCGAGAACCGAGTACACGGAAATGCAAACGCTCTGCCTTTCGGTATGCGGGCGTTACAGCAACAAAACAGGTTCTCCGCTTTCTCTTCCGATCTTGCTTCCGAATGGTGCATGGGCAATACCGGAACTTGAGTACGATGGGCCAACAATTCTGCAACTGACAAAGGAGACATTGGCATTCAATATCGCCCCTTTTTTTCCAGGAGCCGGGTCAGTAGGGACGACTCCGGCGACGGATTCGAGTCAACTGAGTTCCCAAACCTAGACCCGTTTCTGTGGCGTCCCGTGCTGGCCGGAGTTTGGACGCATCGGGATATTGTTGAAGGTGTATTCACGTTTCAGGATTTGTGCGAGGCGCATGAATATCTTGACGTGAAGGAAAAGAACGAGGCCGACTTCCGCGCATGGAGAGCGGCAAAGGAGGCATAGAGATGGCCGATGTAATCAAATCTTATCTAATCAGTCTCTCTGCCTCCACAGATAAAGCATCCTTCGACAAATTCACCCAAGCAATGACCGGCGCGGAGAAAACCGTCGCGTCATCTGTAGGTGGGATACTCAGTAAATTCCTTGCATTTGAAGTGGCCGGAATAGCCGCCTTTGCGTCGGTTGGTTTTGGTATTATAGGATACCTAGATAAATTAGCAATGCTGGATCGCAAGCAGCAAATCCTCGCCATGCAGAACATGATGAGCGTACAGCAATATCGCTCTCTCTCGATGGCTCTGGATACGATGGGCGTTTCTATAGAAGATGTGATCTGGGGAACGAATGAAATGAAAGAGCAGTTTCATGGACTAATTCAAGACCAAAAACAGTTGGCCGCGATGGTT